AGTCAGGGTTTATCCATTCCCCAAATAATTCCATTGCTGAACCGATAAATACACGGCTCGGCTTTTTGTTCCTCAGAGCATAGAATTCATCGAATGGGTCTTCGTATCTTATCTCAGGATTCCACTTGAACCTATCGTAAAGACGCCTAGCGTAACAGTATGGGCAAGCAACTGGGCACTTGCCTTTAACTGGATTCACTGTATAGCCCTGGCTGCCGTCAGGGTTCTTTACCCACTCGATTGTTGTGTGTTGGATTTTATTTTCCTCCTCTTGCCTTTCGGCTTTATTCTTTGCCACCAAGTGTGTTTATTATGGCAACTCTTACATATGGTTAAGCCATTATCCACATTGAAAATACCTTCAGGGTAGTCAAGGATAGATTGCACATGGTGGGCATCTAACCCCTCCTTAGTCTGGCAATCTCTGCAAGTGTATTTGTCTCTTTCCAGAACTGCCTTTCGCCACTGATAGTATTCAGGAGACCTCCTTATACCTTTGATAATAGCCGTGAGGCCTCCCTTCCAGTTCGCATTGCCCTTACCCCTCCGAGATAGGGACATAAGTAGTTTTGTCTCTTCAGTGTGATGCCTATCAGCCATTCCTTTAGGATGCCCGATTCTCTTCCATGTTTCAGATAATTTACTTTTTGAATCATCTGTATGCCTTTTGCCTTTCATCCCTACATGATGGACGCGCATTTTCGCCTTTGTCTCTTCTGTATGCCTGAATCCTTTAGGTCTGCTCATATTTAATTTTTCTTAGGGAGAGGGCTGGCGTACTGAGCACAACACCATTTAACTTTGCTATTGCACCCTCTCCCATTTCGCCTGAGCCTACTACAATACCCTTTCGCATTGGGATTCACCCTTTGCCTTCCTGAAGTGACTAACTTCACCATCTGAGTAGTAGCTTTCTACTCTCCCTCAGCTCAGGCTTGCCAGCCAGTGGACATACCATAAAGCGAATCTCCACAGTTCTGTCCTTCCGGTGCCTGGCTATCTCTAAACTTGCTGACTATCGCGATTCCATCACCAGCAAGTCTAAAGCCATATTAAGTTGTTAAAGTTTGGCAGAGGCAGGCTGTCCTGCCCCTGCCGGTAAGAAAGGAGATGTAGAAAGGTGGTCATTAGTCTTAGGTTCGTGCTCCTACCGGCTCTTTTGCCTCTTCGCCCAGGCCCAGGGATTGCTGAGGGCTGGAAAAGGTGACATCGACAGCATGGCCGCCCCTCAGCGTGTAGAGTATTTCGTCCAGTTTCGCCGGCGTGCCCTCATACTCAAACTTGACCTCAGTGATAAGGTGGCGGTCAATGACCTGGCCGTCTGCCTTTTCCTCTACCATCTTGACTTTCGCCTCGAGCTTGTCTATTTGGATTTTTGCTGCTACTTCAGACATGTTTCCCTCCCTTCGCAATTTGTTGACAATATCGTCGCCTGTGCATTTCAGGCACAGGCCATTCTGTGCTGCTCCCTTAGCTCCACATCGAGAGCACTTAGCATCTAGGTTGATGTTGATGTCAGCGTGCCGTGCCATTCGCTCCCCCTACCGGGATGATGTTCTTTCTCCAGCATTGCCCTGGCTTTTGGTATTGGGCCTTGATTTCCAGGGGAATGTCATACCCCATGCGCGCCTGCCATTTCCCTTCGATGAAATAGTCTCCTACCAGGATTTTCTCCCTGCCCTCGACCAGCTTGTTGATTCTCTCGTTTACCTCGTCATATTCCTTGGCGCCGGGCTTCAAGGTTTCATACCGGGTGACGAGTTCCAAGAGTTCGGTATTGTCTGTGACCTCGACTTCCTTGCCGATCCTGTCGGGCAGACAGATATGGACAAACCCGCAGTCCTGGCAGATGTCTTCGCTGTACTCCATCGGGTCCGGCAGCGTCCTCTCGGCCACATGCTTGTTGATTGCCTCGGCCTTCTGGACAAGGGACTCGGCGAAGGCAAAGTCTAAGTCCATCCAGATCTCTTTTAGCTCCCCACTGGACTTGTTCTTGAACAGGAATAAACCTCGTTCCTTGTTGTCCATGAGTAAATAAAGAGTCAGCTGCGCCGGGTACTTCCGCATATAAGCCCACTTGTGCTTGAGCATGTCCTGGACTGAGTTGATTGATTCAAACGCATGAGGAGCTGCCGACTTGACTTCGCATGGGTAAACCTGGCCGTCTATAGCCAACTTGAAGTCTATCGTCCCGGTGATTTGATACTTCTGCCAGGAGAAAGCCCGCTGTTGCTCCACTATCGTAAACCCCGCTTCTCTCAGGTCTTGGAAAACCAGGTCCTCGACCATTCTCCCCATGTCGAAGATCATCTGGAGTCGGGCATCATGCAGGGTCTTTTCGTTCCATCGTGTTCGATTAAGGACAAGGTAGCGTAAGCACTCATTGCCGAGTTCACTAGCGCGGTTAGCATTTACTGGCCACTGCCTTATCTTCTGTTGCTTACTTTCGAGCACCTTTTCAACTATCATTGTTCGCCCCCTACTTCTTTCTGGAGTGCTCCAATCACTGTACTAGCCTGACTCTTGGTCAACTTCACCAGGGAAGTCGGGATTTCTTTGAGTCCTAGAATCCCAGCTATCTTCTGCATCTTCCCGAGTTCGTCACTGACCTTCATAGCCGTTAAGATGGCATGGATGGCCTTGACCTGTGGCTCAGTTGCCATCGCCCCATTCTCTGCTGGCCCTTCGGCTGGCTGCGCGGCTGGCGGCTTCCCAGCCTGAGTCGGCGCTTTGCCCTTGAATTGGAATCCCTGAACATCGGCTTGCTTGATTGCGCCGTAATCCTCAAGGTCCTGCCAGGTCATATTCATTAAACCCAGGAGCTTCTTGACTCCATTGCCTGTGCAGTTGGACACGGCAGACTTGATGACATCACCCCGATCTACCTCACTGCCTGGCATTGTTACCTTGTGTCTCTTCTCCCCTTCGCCCTGGTAGCGGTCAGTGAAGAACGGATCATTGCTGGCGCGAGCGCCTACAGCTTGGATCACAGCGCCACCTATAGCAAACTCGCCTTTGACAGTGATAAGGTAATGGCCACCATCGAGATTCTGTATCTCTGGCGGTGATAATCTCCAGGACACCCCGAAAGCCCTTGCGATCTTGTTCGCCCCGGAGTCCTGGAGATACGGCTTGCCACCTTCGTTGACCCAATCCTGGCGGTTAGTGGACTTGAGCGCAAACTTCTTAATCTTGTTGAAAGCGTCAATACGCCTTTCGGCTTGCTCAGCAATAGCCACAATCCCGGCATCGGCTATCACCGCAAGCGGAGACTCAAATATGTCTTGAGACTCGCCTGGTTTGATTAACTCTTTTCCTTCTTGTGTCATGTTCCTCCTTTACCTTAGAAATTGCATTGCTTCTCTGAGGTCATTGCCCTGGTAGAGAGGCTTGCTCTTTTTGGCATAGCGCTTCCGTTCCATCACGCACCAGGCCTTAGCGCCATCATCCCAACAGAGCCAGCGTTCCTCATTAACTGATACACGGCAATCTGTCGTCATCAGCAGTTCCTCTATGTTCTCGAACATCATCTGTTTTCTCCTTTATATCTTCTCCGCGACACTCCGGGCACTGGCCGTTCCTGTACTCCTGGTTGGTCTGATCCATCTCTGTAAAGTCGGCGCCGCAATCAAGACAGATCATCGTTCCTCCTCTTCTTCTAGTTTCGCCTTGCCCTCGGAATCGAGCCCCTCTTCCACTGCCCAGACAATCTGCTGTCGGGCTAAGTCTCTTAAGAGACCATGACCATGCAGGGCGATATACAAAGTCTTGAGCTTCACCTGGACATTCTCCGCGGTTAGGGTTTCGTCCTTAACTTCTGTTGTGCCATCTTCCCTCCCCAGCTCTTCAATCCTGATGTTCCCCTTCTCTCGGCACAAGGCATCGAGGCGTTGAAGAATTTGCCAAGATTTGCCTTTCAGTGTTATAATGACTTTCAACTTACTACTCCTTCCGGGGCCGGGAGTGATGAGGTCACTTCCAGCCCCTCTTGTATTTGATTGCCGCTCGACTCCGCGGCGAGTATTACTTGCATCCTCAAGTTATAATGATGCCTCATGTGTTCTTTTGCGCTCGGGAAAAGGACCAGGTTGCTAATTTCATTGTTATAGGGATCACCATCGATATGATGAACTACCTCTTCTGGCAACAAGTATCGACCTAGATGGCGTTCCATCACTATGTGTGACATGGATACTCGGCCATCAACTTGTGCGTGAGGATGAGTTCGGCAACGTATTCGAGGCCGTGTTTCCTTAGTTTTGATAGTGTTTGATTTAGGAAGTCGTGTAAGTCTGCCAAGTTCAGCAAGATGCCCTTGGGTTCCACAGTTCTGGCATAACCTATTAGCTGGGACACCGCACCTGATTTGTACCCATCTACATTTGCCACATTTGGCACAAGGAAACCAAACGTATTTCTTGCCTGTTCCCCTAGTTACTTTCTTACTGAGTTCTTTTGCTGTGCTGATTTCACCTATGGCTGGCATTGCATCCTCCGCTCCCTCGTATTTCCCCGACCTCCCTTACGTCCCTGAGTTACATAGAATTCCCTACCATATTTCCTCAATGTACTTAATCCGCCCTGAGTTCCAGTCTCCTTGTAGAACTGGCTCTTAACTAACGACCCACAACAAGGGCACAGTGTAGGGTGCTTGTCCCTCGTTGCTGTCCCGCCCTTACGACCTGATTCCTGTGGTGTCATTTGTCACCTGTTCCGCTTGATTAGTCACATTCGTGGACAAAAAAATTAGGATGTCTCCCTGAAGCTCCGGGAAGGCTAGTGAAATACCTTTCAGTATCTTGTGCCTCAGTGGAATCTTCCCGGTTCTAGCCATCTGGTAAAGCTGCCTGGAGCAACCTAATTTCTCTGCCATTTCCCTGTCACTTAATCCCTTCTTGACTTGAATCTCCCGTATCTTGTGACTCAAACTCCCAACCATGTGACTAGATTAGCACCTGCCAAAAACCTTGTCAAGTCCCCTCTACGAGTGGTTAGGGGTTTCCCAGAAAGAAAATTTCGCCTTCGTGCCTTACGATGTAACTTGACAAACCTATCCCAAGTGCTAAACTATTAGCATGGCCTGGGTAATGGAGTCGGGAAATGACATTACCGGAGAAGTTAGATGAGGCTCGGTGAATTGTTGGGAATGAAACTCGGCGACATCGAGATTGAATCGAGACATATAACAGTCCTGGGCAAGGGAAACAAGAAGAGGACATTACAGATAAATGTTCATGTCCTGAAGGCCATCTGGCAGTATCTTAAAACCCGAGGGAGCCCTCAGTATGATTTAGTCTGGCTCAGTGAGGAAGGGCGGCCGCTAACCGAATCAGGGATAAAGCAGATAGTAAGGCGGATAGGTAATCGAGCAGGCATCACGGGAAAGAAGCTCGGGACTCATACCTTTCGACATACCTTCGCTAACAACTTCCTTGACGCCGGCGGGGATCCGCTAGACTTGAAGTATTTGCTAGGCCATGCGTCCCTCAGGATGGTAGAGAACTATGTCAAAGCCCACCAGGAGAAACGAGCTCTGAAAGCGCATGAGCGGTTCAGCCCGGTTGAAAGACTTGGCCTAAAATGAAAAAGACTCCCCCGGTTTCCCGGGGGTTTCTGTTAGCGATGTTAAGGCAGGGTTCGTTGCTAGGGGTATAAAGATGTGGGAGAATTCCACCAATGCCACTTCTAGGGGCTCTCAGGGGGCATCAGGCTTCGATTTGTCTCCGTCCAGTCTATGAAGCAGTCGAGCCTCACCATTCAGTCGTTCTGCCTCCCTCACTAATTCCTGCATCTCGGCCTCTAGTTGCTGGCGCTGAGAGATGTTCTTGTTCATCCTCTCTACGATTTCCTTTTGCCTCTTTTCGAGGTCTTGCTTTAACTCTGGAATGTCCATGTGCCTCCTAACTTGACAAATTATTTGGGCGGGTGTATTTTGAAAATATGAAGGGGAAGGTTCTTATGGTAGCCCTCTCAGTAGTTATTCTCGCTACCATCTTCTGCTTAGTTCCCCTGAAACCCGTGGCTCCCCTCACACTAAATTGCAGTACATTCAGTTCGCTCACGTTCAATGCTAGTGGCTATGTAAGGGTGGAAGACCAGCAAGCCGTAGCTGCCGTCCAAGTGGAAAATACAGATGACGTTGGGGGCAATTTCACGGTTTACTTTTTTGGGTTTATCCCCATACTTGGCAATTCTTCAATGATAGTGATTCTCCCTTTAGAGGCTAACCAGCAGAAAATAGCCGAATGCCCCTCCGAGTCCATAGGTAATTGGACTTATCATGTCATCTCTGGCACAAGGGTCACAAAATCGCAGTGGGAAATAGGCAAGCGGAGCGTAACGCTACTGGACTACCTTCTGCATTACCAACTAGCACCTACATAGGTCAGATTAAGACGATACCATCCTAATGTTCCACCACGAGGGCTTGCATAGATTAAGACTTCGCCTTCTTGGGCTCCAGTACCGGATGCCCACACCATCATTCCTTCTGTTGGGGAAGATGGGGAGGAACTGCTGCGAGGTAGACTTATTTTATTCGCATAGCTGGCATCTATGTTAACTGCATTAAGGTACATTGAATCAGGGCCAGCTATAAGATAGAGGTCACAGTTAGAGGATGAAACAAAGTATGCTGAAGTTGCTCCATAGACATTCCCTCTTAATGTTCCAGTCGTATTGTAAAAGGCAACAGATTCCCCATAGACCTTTATCCCGTCAGGGTTAATAACTACTCTATCCCCACTCCCAGCAGTCTGAATCGTAACGACCTGGCAGTTGATAGTGCCAGTGACAATATGCCCACCATCTACTGCTGTTACACAGGATACCCAAGAGCCAGCCACCTTTCTATAAGGCCAATCAGCACCATTAGGGTCATCAGTGTGATACCAAAGGTCTCCATTTGCTGCTGCTGAGCCAGGGTCGGTTGCTTGTCTGAATATCTTTGTCTTATCAGCTGCAAGGGTGTAAGCTCCATCCGCAAGGGTGTAAGCATCATCCGCATAGGCGTAGGCTTCTGCTGCGTCTTGAAGGGCTTGGGAAATATCAGAGTCTCTAATTGACACCCAGGAAGTCCCTGACCATCTGTAGAGCTTATTCGCATCGTCCGTATCCACCCATAAATCCCCAATAGTTTCGGCTGTAGGAGCAGAGGCTTGCCTAAATACCTTTGATTTTCCACTAGGGTCATAGCCAGTGGCATAAGAACAAGCCGATGTGATATATAGTAACCCTTGAGTAAGCTGTGATGCCTTTGTTAGTGCATAAGTTCCTTCTTGTACTTGGTCAAGCAACACCAAGCCACTAGCCGATAAGGATGCACTCTTAACCAACCCATAAGTTCCGACTTGGACTTGGTCTAAAATAACTAAGCCATCGGCTGTTAAGGCTACGTCCTTTAGTTCTCTGTAAATCGTGCCTCTATTGAACTCAGCGACCTCTGCTGCTGTCAATAAGTCCCACGAAGCCCCGTCCCACATCTTGAGCGGATTCGGGATATAGTTTGTGTCAATCCAGAAATCGCCAGTTGTTGGACTAGTTGGTGCTGTGGTAGATTTCGTTATCTTATGCTGGGCCCCACCAGGCACCCTGATAGTGTAAAGGGTATCCTCTGCTATAAAGACACCCGAGGCGTTCAACTGTAATGATTTCTGCCGTACATAGACATCGGGGCCGTCTGTTATCTCATCCATGTACATAGTTAGGTTCTCGGCATAGAGGTCTTTGACTGTCAGCCGGTTGAAGGACTGGCCGGCGTCGGTGTAAGTCTCAAGCTGCTTCAGAATCGCATTGTATCGCAGCATTTCCAGCCAGTTCCCGAAGCCGAAGGCCATTTCCCATTTGTCTGGCCCGAAACGACGATGGACATAGCCCAGATTACCAGTCCGGGAGTCTCCCTGGCGCGAGTCCGTAATCTTGACGTAATCGAATACCTCGGCCCCGATGTTGAGCGGGACCGGTGCCTCGCCTCTCTTTGACCCCATTTCGGCCTTGGCTATCAGCGCCTCAGCTATGGCCGTGGCTTGCGCATTGGAGGCCAGGGGACATTCAATAAAGTCTGTCTTTTTGACCTTGTCCGGCAGGGAAGCATAATTCGAGATCTGGGCAGAACCGGAATAGAATGGGTCGTCATCGCTTCGGCTTTGAACAACGACTCTGTTAGGAATAACAAGAGAGTCGCGGTACGCTTTTCTGAAAAAGACGTGAGCACCCTTGGCGAGGCTATACTCATAATCGAACGTCGTGCCGGTCGTAACAGGCTTCAATATATGAATCTTGCCATCGGCGCCGAATCTCGGAACGTTGCCTGTATAGTCCATCAATCTTCTGAAGGCAGCGAGGCGAGTTCCCCGGGTGTAGATTCGAAAGCCGTCCTTCGGCTGGTAAGTGTCGGCCAGGATGTCATAACCGCTTTCCCAGACAACCTCGTAGGCCTTACAGTGAGTGAATGGGGATAGGGTCGCCCCAGCGATCGCGTTTATCAGGTCCTTGACCGTCTCCGTGGCATCCGAGTCCGGGATATAGTTTCCACTCGCCTTGTCTTCGCCCATGAGGTCAGGGATCCCCCACAGCTCTAGCGTGCAGGTGAGTTTATTAGGGTCGGAATCGAACTGCGGGTCCATGACCACCAAGGCAGCACTTTCCAGGTACTCATTGCCGGCCGGAGTCTTATAGCCGTAGGAGATAACCGCGTCGAAACCCTTTAGGTCTTTATCATCAAACTCATGGTCGGAGTTATCGAGGCTTATGATAGCCTTCTGGCTATACATTCCCTCGTCATGCGATGATGGCAGAATCCTCTCTTTGTCATAGGTATAGGACGTGGCGCCGTTGGTCAGCACGACCTTATACAACGGATTCTTGCTGTAAGCCTTCTGAGCTGCCAGTAAGGTTGTTGATAGCTCTCTCATTCTAGTCCTTTACTTCAAAACTCCCGAAAACCTTGCCGTATTTAGCGGATGCGCCAGTGCCGTCTTGCCCGAGACACTTGTAATGCCAGTTGCCTCGCTCAGCAGCGGCAGCCGGGGTGTAGTAGTAAACGAACTTCCCGGTTGCGCTTGCAGTCATCGCCTGGGCATCCACCTTGACTGCATCCAACGCGTCCTTAATCGTGATCTTCACCCCCTGGTCAGGGCTCACATACGTTCCGACCGGCCGTTGGAAGTAAACCCAAATCTCGATTGTTCCCTCTCTGTAAAAGACTTCTGTTGTTGGCATTATTCCACTCCTGTTCGTGTCGTTATCTCGAAGTAGGACTTCGCTTCTGTTGTTATCTGAAAATATGGCTTAACCTCTGTGGTTACATAGTAGTAATGCTGTGCCAGCGCCCAGGCCATCAATAATTCCCCGATTGTTGAGTAAAGTGGCACGTCTCCCAACTTGAAGCCGTCTACTAATTGTAGAAGTGCCGTCAGGGTTCTTAGGGTAGAATCGCCCAATTTGAGTCCATCGGCCAGGGTGAGATAATACATAACACCGATTAAGTTAATGATCTCACTATCCCCAAACTTTCCGCCTTCCGCTAGAGATAACCAAGCCTGGCTTAATTCAGTGGGCAAGTCTCCTAATTTAAGGCCATCAGTTAGTGTCTTGCCGGCCGTCATTGCCACTGCGATTGTGTCTCCGGCCTTTAACCCCTCCAGAAGTAAGAGTAACTTAACGATGACGGTTAAGGCTGAATCACCGAGCTTTAGGCCGTCTGTCAATGCCAGGTAGCGCAGTATGTTCAACACAGACGAATCGCCGACCTTGAACCCATCTGCTAGTGTCTTGGGCATGACTACATTAAGGGAGAGACTTTCCCCGGCCTTCAGGCCATCGGTAAGGGTGATAATCAAGACAAGGCTGCTGACCGCATACCCAACAAGGAAGAAGTCAACATCGGTATTACTAATTTCCCCTTCAATGATTCCGCTGGAATCACACTCTACCATTGCAAAAGGATGTCTATAACAATATTTATAGATAGCCTCTGATGAACCATTTTTCCTCAGTCCAAACCTATTCGTAGAAGCTAGAGATGTAGCCTCAATAAATCCCATCACAGAACCAGTGGGTAATGCTGCTAAGTCTATCCAACTCCCTGTTGAGCTTAGACTTACATCAGTAGCATTTGTATTGAATATCGCCCCTTGAGTAACATAACCCACAAGGTATACTTTTATATTCGAATCAGTTATCTGCCCTTGGCATTTCTGAGCAGTATCACAACCTATTATCACAGCAAAGGTGTTATAACCTACTGTCTGGACAACTCTATTATCAGAACTCCCATATTTACGGAGACCAAAAGATGCAAGAGAGCCTGTATTTTGGATTTCAAATATCAATCCAATAGCATTAGGAGCTTCAGTTGAACAGTCTATATCCTCCCAATTACTCAATACTGAGGGGGATTTGTCATAGGCATTGGTAAAGAAAGTTACTCCAGAAGTTGTATAGCCAACAAGCCAAACATCTATATCGGTTATGTCTTGGATATAAGCCTCAAATATCCTTGAGGAATCAACACCTATCGTTGCCCAGACATGAGTACCATAAGAGAGAGAATCAGTCCTGGCATCAGTGCTTCCATTCTTGCGGAATCCAAAGTATCGCATTGTGTTGGTACTATTATTTACGCAATGCAGGATCACCCCTGTCGCCCCTGCAGGTACATAGGCACTAACATCTACATCTTGCCAGCTCCCTGCAGTCCCTGGCGTTACCTCGACTGGAGTTATCGGGTAGAAAGATTGCTGTAATGTTCCGAGCTGTATTGATAGACTCTCGCCGAGCTTAATCCCTTCGCTGAGAACCGGAAGCATTTGAGCTAACAATGCTGGCGTGTCGCCACTCTTGAGCCCATCGATGGCGAGCAAGCTCATTAAGGCCGTCTTGTCAAAGGAATCCCCGCCCTTGAGGCCTTCGGTAACCGAGACCGAGGCAGTCATTAACCTTGTTGGTGTGTCTCCACCTTTGAAGCCATCGGTAATCGATAACTGGAAAGTCCCGCTCGTATAGGTCACTACCAGCTTCGGCTTATACCCATTCCCTTGCTCTGCGAAATAACAGCCTAGATAAGCAATTCTATCTGCTGTCGGGTTTGATGGGGCTACGTCAGCTACATCATAGTTAGCGTTTCGGAATCCTAACTTTGTTACCCCTGTCTTGGATATGGCCGCTATACCAGCAGCATTTAAGGTGAAGTCATTGTAACCAGTGACGGAGAAGCCAGCATAGGTGATGGGAGTATCACAGTATGGCGTTGTCCCAACCTGACTATAGTCGGCAGCCACTAAACCCGTATTAGAGGCAGGTGTTGAAGCATAGACATTTAGGTTGGGTGTCCAGCTTTGAGGGTCAACCTTACTATTTCCATAAACTGAAGCTATGACCTGAGTAATCGATGCATCATCTGGCAGCCCTTCTGTGTAGAATAAAGCAAGCATCCTATCGAGGTGATACCAGTAGTTAGGTGAATAGCCACTATATCCACAGATAACAAAAGCAGTACTAGCAGTTTCAGCATCATAGGCAGCCGTTCCAGCACCGTTTCTTAGAGTTGACCATGCTGCACCAGACCCTTCAGTTCGTCTGCGGACTCTTCCATCAACACTATTGGTCTCAGGGTCAGCGTCAGGGTAGAAAGTCGAGGAATCTCCTATCGTAAGAGGGTAGCCGAAAAGCCCGAACTTTTCAGGCTTGTCAAAGACTTCCTTCGGGATTATCTCTTCGTCGTCATTGACTTTGAACTGTCCTAGTCTGAGCTTGAAAGCGCCAGACTGGTTATACTTGACCCTGACATCACCGAGAGGATTCGTGGCGAACACCCATGTTCCTAGAAGCATCCCCTCAATCAGCCTCAACCTTCGCTTGCAGATGCCGTAATCCCACTCCAGGACATTGTTCTGATAGTTCTCATTCGTGGGGTCAATGGCGTGTAGCGTAGCCTTGCCACACGTCTGTTCCACGCCGTCAAGGTAAAGCTGCGGGGTATAAGCTAGAGTATTCCCCTTCTTTGCGCCTGTCGGCTGGTCGTTGATGCAGGTTATCGTAACTGTCTTATTTGAGACGTCAGCCTGAAACTGATTGACCTTCGAAACGAACTTCGCCTCTACCTTGTCCCACCCTACCTGAACCTTCACCCCATCAGCGTTGACCATCGGCAGTTGAGACACTACCATCCATCGCTTGCTAGTCTCCGTATGGCGGTAGAACTTGGCGTAGGGAGATTTGCCCTTTACACCCTGGGCGAGGGCATAGTCCTGGTAAAGTTCAACATACCGATAGTCTATGCCCTGCTTCGCCAATGCGGACAGCAAGGTAGGGTCAGTAACTTGCTTGTTCGGGTCAATTACTATTGGCATCTTCCCCCTTGTGAGCTATGGGGAGTTGCCTCCCCTGCTAGGCTTATACACCATCATCGGCTGCGGTCAAGGTAATGGTGAGATTCACTACGTTGTCATCAACCACAGGCTGAGAGGCAGTGAACAGACCAAAGTTGAACAGCTTACCACCCCCTGCCGTGTTAGCCTTAGTCGTGGCCGCAGAGCCACCGCCTACCAAGCCAGCGCCATACAGGGTCTTTGTCGCATTGGCTGTGAACACTGCCTTGCTAGCGGAGTTCGTGATGGATTTGCCACTGGCAGCAGCCTCCACATACTCAGGCCTCGTCGCCTCATCGTAGGCTTGCCATTCGGTGAAGCTCGGCACCGCGTAGGTCATTGCAGCAGCAGGAGTGGTGTTGGTCTCAGATATGACACAATACCAGGTCGTTATCTGAGTGCTGGCGTGAAACATGATGTCCAGGTCGGCGTTGAGCCCCTCATCCGTTACGAGGTTGCGACAGAAACTCCTGCCGATGAGCTTCATGTCCCGGGCATTGTTGAAGACTTCAACGATGATGAGGTTTCGATATACCTTCCCATCACGCATCGAGAAGCCTTTGGGCAGAAATAGGTTTATTCCTTTCATGGTTCCTCCTTGTGTTAGTATTCCCACACCTGAGACGCTGTGATTGAATTAAGTGCGTCCCTATAAAGTATCAGTTGGTCTTTCGCCCAGGCCTGATAAAGTATCGCAGAGCTAGCCACTATCTTTTCTCGCATCTTATTGAGCCAGGCCAGGGCTGCGTAGGCAACTACGCCTTTGACGAGAACTCCCTCGAGGTCGGCCGCCAGGCTAGTTGAGACTTCGGTCACTTCGTGAACCTTCTGGCAATAGAGATAAATCGCTTCACCGGAAGTCGGTGTTGTGTCCTTGACTCTCAAGGTGCTCCCGAACCTCTCGAATTCAAGATATGATGGCGGGTCGTTCCCCACCGGGTATTCGACTCTCACAATTCGGTCTTTGATCAATCCCCCAATCAAAGCCAGGCTTATCTCCTGTGTTCCATCGCTATCAACGCTTTCCTGGACTTCGTATGGGTTTACCTGTGAGATTTCAATGAGACACTGGCCAATGTGTCTATCCAGTTCGTCAGAGTCAAACTCGGCGGTCGTCTCCTCGAGCTCATCCCTCAGAAGTTGCCGGACTGTGTTCTTAATGTCTGATAAATAGCCTTTACCCATAGGACGGCTACTCCTTCACCGGCTGCAGGCAGTAATCCTTCAGCTCTTCCTCAGTCATTGACTTGGCCATCTTGATGACGGCCTGTTTGTCCTTCACGCTCTTGATGGCGCTCTCGCCGTGTTTCTTGTAGGCCACGGCCATACATGCTAAGGTTTTTTGAGATTCACTGGATGCTGGCAACGTTCACCTCCTTGTTCTCTAATTCTTGGACTTGAAATCGCAGAACCTTAATCTCTATTGCTTGCTTCTCAACTCTGCGTCCAAGCTCCTTAATGCGTTTGTTCATTGCCGTATTATGCTTACCTCGACAGGGGAGTACTTCGAGATTCTCTAGGCGATTGTCTTTCACATTGCCGTTACGATGATGGACGACTTGCCAGGGCAAGAGGCACTTGTGTAGATGTCTTGCCATCACCAGACGATGCTCCATGACACAACCATTCTTTCCTGCCATAGGATAGAAGAAATCGTCAGGTTCTAGCTTGATAAGAATGTAGCCCTGCCCACTGATGCGCCTACCCCCTTTCCAACTAGGATTATTGACACCTTGCCCGAAACCACAAATCCCCTTTGGTCTTGCCTTTGCAGCGCAAGCCTTGCATCGTTGTGTGTCAGGCTTTCCATTCACAAGTTGTACCCAGCGTTCTTTTCGGCAATCCACACATGCTTGCCAGATATATTTGCAGTCACGCTTATAGCCTATCTCCTTGGCCTTTCGAATCTCTCCTATAGCGGGCATAAATCACCCCCTTTTGGGCTACACGTCTCTCACTAATTCGTCAGGATGACCTCTCACATGGCTTTCGTCGGAAAGTCTCCAGCCGAAAGTGTGGTTGCAAGAGGATACCTTTCGTCTTGCCT